CCTATTCACTATAAGTGGACAGGTACACCTTTTCCAATGTCTGCCGTTGCCCCACTAGTAGGGAAGCAGCAAGAGCTTAATAAGGCTCATCAGCTCATGGTACACAATGCATCACTAGGATCCTCCTTGCGATACCTCTACCATGAGGGAAGTATAGATGAGGATTATTGGGAACGATACGCGTCAGCACCTGGGGCATTGCTGCCTATAAGACAAGGATTTGAACCGCCAAGTGTAATTCAACCTGCTCCAATATCTACGGCATTTGCTAATATAGTAGAGCTTGGAAAGACGGATATGGAATATCTTGCAGGGATTTATTCGTCAATGCAGGGGGATGTTCAAACTCAGCACGATACTTTTAAAGGACTCATGGCCAATGATGAGTATGGAACTAGAAGGGTTAAAACCTGGATGAAGAATGCAGTAGAACCATCATTACAGCAATTAGGCGAAGTTGTAAGAGACTATGCTCAGAGCACTTATAAAGGAAATAAAGTTTTTAGAATTGTTGAGCCAAATAATGAGAAGGTTCGCGAGACAGAAGTAAACATTATTCAATATAATAGATATGGAGATGCTGTTGGCAAGTTTTTTGATTATGCAACAGCTAAATTTGATGTTAGATTAATAGCAGGGTCAACAATGCCAGTAAATCGCTGGGCATATTTAAAAGAACTTATGGAAATGATGAAGCTTGGTATAGTTGATGATATAGCAGTGCTTGCTGAGGCTGACATTAAAGATAAAGAGCAGATTGCTAAACGTAAGAGCTTACTATCACAAATGCAAAATCAACTTGCTCAGTCTCAAGAAACTATTAAAGATAAAGAAGGAACAATAGAAACTCTTGAGAGACAGCTCGTACAGGCTGGTATTAAGGACAAGGTTAGAATGGCAGAGCATGATATGCGCAAACAGCTACTTGATACAAGTGCTAAACTAAAAGGAGATGTAGCAACCTCAAGGGCAAATCAAAATTTGCAAAATGAAAGATCAAAAGATATGCAAAGAACCCAAGAAAAAGAATTTAAACAACAAGTAAAAAATGGGTTGGTAGATAAAGAACAAGGTAATAATTTATAATAATTGTAAATCAAAGGAAATACATAAAATGGCAAAAAAGAAAGAAGGTAACTCTTCACAAGTTGTTGAAAAAGTTATGGATACAATAGTGGAAGACTCCAATGCAGACTTTTTTGATGCATTAGAAACAGAAGTTAATGGTGCAATTCAAGATGCCCCACAGGAACAGACAGATGTTGAAGGATCATCCGTTCCAGAGCAAGCAACTCCTCAACAGGACTCTAGCTCTAGGGAAGTGCCTGAATCGCCTAGTGCAAACTGGGATGATGATGGCAACCCGTACAAAGTACGGTACAGCGATTCAACTCGTGAAGCTCAAAAACTTAAGGCTGAGAATGACAAGCTCAAACCCTATGAGTCATTGATAAACGTGTTGGAACAAGATGCTGAATTAGTAGATGTGGTACGTAATTATCTGGATAATGGAACAAAGCCTGATATGAAGGAATCGCTAAACCTTGGAGATGATTTTATTTTTGATATGGATGAAGCTATATCAGATCCTAAATCGAAGTCTGCTCATGTTTTAAATACTATTGTAGACAGAAGGGCGGAAAAGAGAATCAGTGATTCAATCGGGGCTGAAAAGCAGAAAGCTCAGCAAGCAGCGCAAAGTAGGAATATGCGAAACCAAACTAATAAGTTTGTTGAAGCAAATAATTTGAAAGAAGGCGAGTTTAAAGATCTTAGTGATTGGGCTCAAACTCATCAACTAACTTGGGATGATATTTATTATCTTAAGAATAGAGATAAGGTTAATGCTAATATTGCTAATAATTCTAAAAAACAAGTCCTCAATCAAATGAAATCAGCGCAGTCTATGCCAGCTACTGCTAGCTCTGCAGGTGGCGAAGTTCCAGGTGAAGGAAATCACAATGATGCTATATTTGACTTAATTCAGAAAGCGGATAATAACTTAGAAAACGTATTTAACGAGTAGCAATATTTAGCTACCCGTTGAGTCAAATAAGGAGGTAAGCTATCATGGCTGATCTATTCTATACGGGTAGTACAACTTCCAGTCTGAATCTTGATTCTGATGCCACTTATGGCACTATTGATACTGGCGATATGCGAAGAAAGTATAACTTCGGAGATCGCGTTTCAGAACTGGCTATTGCACAAGACCCGTTTTTTCGGTTTGTATCTAAACTGAATAAAAAACCAACAGATGACCCTCACTTTCAGTTTACTGAAAAAAGAGGTTCATATCATAAGCGTTATGCTTATGTAACAGACCACGGAACAACTTCTGCGCTCGGTAACTCTGGTGATTCCACATGGGATTCTGGAGATAGCGATCAAGGAGACACTTATTATTTCAAGATGGGTACTGACTATTTATCGGCTGGCAATCGCCAGAACGTATATGGGCAGTCCACTAATGATATATCAGTAGGTGACTCTGGAACAGCTCCAGAATTTTTCCTTCCTGGTCAATTAGTTAAAATCAATACACATACAGCAGGTGAGACACCTGGTTCTGGTGGCGGTGAAGTTGATAACTATGCCGTAGTTAAGGTTGAATCTGTAGATGCAAGTGGCGAGTTTCAAATCTTAAAAACTACAGTTGTTAAGGCTCCATTTGCTTCTGCTGCTGCAGTAGAAATTGCATCATATGATACTAATACCCCTAAAGGTACTGGTGTTACTATGTATGGCAGCTCAATTGCTAGCGCCTTAGAACAACAAAGATGTTATGTGATTGGTAATGCAAATAAAGAGGGATCTGGATTCCCAGAGACCTGGAAAGATCAACCTTACTTACTAAAAACTGGTGCAACGCAGATTTGGAAAACCACAATGGCAATGTCCAACACTGCTCGTGCTACAGTTCTTCGGTATGAAGGTAATGAGTGGGCACGTATCTGGAAAGAAAAGCTAATCGAACATAAGTGGGATATTGAAGCTGACTTATTGTTTGGAACTCAATATATTGATACTACAAATGGTATTCAGTATACACAGGGTGCTGTAGACTATGTTTTAAGTAATGGTAATATCTTTACTTTAACAGAAGCTACAAAAACAGCTGACGACTTTCTAGATGATATGTCTAACTATTTAGATCCTCGTTATAATAATTCAAGTGCTAATGTATTTTTCTGTGATACAGAAACATATAATTGGCTGCATAAACTTGGTGGATACTTCGCGAACAATCTCGAACTATCTTCTAATTTTAGTGCTGACTTGGCTGTAACTGGTCGTAAAAAAGTGCTCGGTCTGGACACAACAACAATATCAACTGTTTATGGCGACATGAATGTTGTACGTAATGTACATCTGGATGGAAGTCCAGTTAAAATTCTTGCTATGAACATGAAGTATTGTCATTATCGTCCACTGGTTGGCAATGGGATAAACCGTGATACTGGTATTTATGTAGGTGTGCAAACACTTGAAAATAGTGGTATTGACCGTCGTGTAGATCAAATCTTAACTGAAGCTGGTATGGAGTTTGGCATGGCCGAATCTCATGCTATCTGGAAATAGGGGGGATTAATCATGGCAAATCCATTATATGGACAAAATAAAGCGGATGATTTGATTGATAAGATTAAATCGTTAGATCAAAAGCTTGTATCAGGTAGTGTAGCTCTTCAAGTAACTCATACTACTAATTATGATATTGCAATTACTCAGCCAGCTGGAACCTATCTAAAGGATATGATCCTCTTTAATACTGGAGCAGTTGTTACAAATGGTAGTAGTGGTCACGATCTTGATATAAGTATGGGAGTTGCATCAAGTTACACTGACTTGTTGGCGGCATCAGCGTTATTAGATGACGGTGGCAGTGCTGTGACTTGGGCGGCTACTACACCTTTGCGGATAATACACGATGGTATTGGACATGCTGCACAAGCATTTGTCAGTACTGCCGTAACGGCCGCAGGTGTTATTGGGGGCCCCGCTACAAGTGAAGCAATAGGAATATTGCTAACTCCTTATAGCGCAGCTGATAGAACCATCAATATAAGGTTCACACCTTTAACTGGTGATTTAACTACAGCAGGATGCAATATAACTGCACAATGCATATTCCAATACGCATAAGGAGGTAGAATAATGGCTAAAAAATACTGGTTAGCAAATAATCCTAATGCTCAGATTACAAATGCTGAAGTTGCTGAATTGGGAACAATATCAGAAACTGATTT